TTAGAAAAGCCGCAACTGAAGTGACAAAACTCCAATCAAAAATGCTTCGAGACCCTGATCTGAGTCTATAATCTGGACCTTGTAGTCTAAATTAAATGGCTGTAAAATAATACGTCTATTGGTGGGATCAAGTTCCACTTTCTTAAGAGTAACTCCATCGTCGGCTCTGATCGCACAGACCCTTTCATTGGCAATTTCCCAATCCAGCTCCTGTTTGATGACCACAATGTCCTCATGCAGGATATTGGGTTCCATACTGTGTCCATTTACTCTAAATGCCATATACTTATCAGTATGCCCGGGGAGCAAGGAACGAGGGAGCTCAAGATTCTCGCCTAAATCCCGGCAGTCTATGATGTCCTCTCTGGGTCCGGCGGAAATATCGCCGATAATCGTGAGGTTCACGGTGCGGGTGTAATCTATTGTAGGGGCTTGGATTAGCCCGGTCTTGCTGTCGACTACCTTGAGTTTCTCCTCCAATCTCTCCTTCATCCAACCATCAAAATCCTGCACGATCCGGGTCGTACCCTTGCCAGTCAGAAGCCAATTTACATTCACTTCGGACTCGGATAACTTGAGTAAAAGTTCGGGATCTGGGTAGCGTTCTCCGGCCTTATACCTCGATAACGAGGCGGCCGAGATGCCATATTTTTTGGCGAACTGATAGTTTTTTAACTTCATACTCTTCATCAGCATAGCCAATCGTTGTCCAACCTCTGGGGCTGCCATAATACCTCCATTGTTCAATTTGCCATTGACATATTTCCATACGGATTTATATTGAACTCAGAACATCAATATATAGCCGTATAGTTGTGTCAATGATTATTTTCGGAGGGGGTCTATCCCAATGGCATTCGTGCCGGCAAGTTTGGCACCCTTCAGAAAAGTGCCGGAAAAATCCGCTGGACTGCAGAAAGGACTTCCCAAGATATTGGATGCAAGGTACTTAGCACCATGTTAAAACTAACCAGAGAGGTGAAAATGACCGCGAAACAGTGCAAAAAGTCGAGCTGCGAAGCCTGCCAAGTGCAGAATGTCCAAGTCCAACCATATCCACTCGGACTTGGACAAAATGGCTTCAAGCTCTCACTGCGCATAGCATCCGGGCACAATATCCATTCTTTGTGCGAAATTGTGTCCAAGTGCTACGGAAAATGTCCAAGTCCATGTCCAAGTCCAGGGGAATGTCCATGTCCAAGTCCAGGTCCGGCACCTTCAATTTGTCCAAGTCCAATTACAGGTAATCGGATATCATGGGAAGGATATGAAATGGAGAGAGATTTTACGATGATCTGGCTGCCCCTTGCACGGGTAGCGGAACTGACAGGCAAGTCGATCAAGACGATCCGCAGACTGGTGAAAGAAGGAAACCTGCCTGCGGTCAACAGATTGGTGCCCAGCGGGAAGAGCCATACCACCAAGACCTTCGTTCTGGCGGCAGGTGAGCTTCTCGATCTGGAGATAGCTGACTGCAAGAGCAAGAACCAGCAGGGAGTCTGCCTGGATCGGGAACTCATGAATATGGGCTCCGATAAACGGGACTGCCGGTTCCTCACAGCATACATCAAAGTAGGAGATAAGGAGGAATAATGGAAACACTGGAAGAGATCATCGGCCAGTATGACAGAGCAGAATATGACGCAGACTGCCGGAGGATAGCGGAACTAATCAAGTCCGGAGTCCCGATCAAGTTCACGAAGTATGCCACTGGATCAGATAAAACTATCCAAACGGAGATAAAAGCGAAGGTGGTCGGCAGAATCAAGCCTGCTCCAATCGAAAATGTACAGGAAGCACCATCTGCAACTGAGATAGCCTCTCCTATATATAAGGTAGAGGAACCACAGGCTATCGAGCCGGTATCGATCACTGAGCAGATCGAGGCCGCCAGTTTGAATCTGGAGCCGGAGAGCAAGGAACTGCTCAGCTGCATGGGCGAGGCTCAACTCCACTCCCAGTTCTGCGAGACGGTGCTGAATCGCCTAGCAGAGACCGAAACCAAACTGGAAGAGTGGAAGCTGATCGCCAAGGAATACAATGAAGGGCTCCTGGTGCCCGAGTTGAAAGCGATCAAGGGAATCAGGCAGGAACGCACATTAAGGCTATGGGTGGAGAAGTACACCGAAAGCAACCGGGATATGTTCGCATTGATCCACAAGAGCAAGAACCAAGTCCGGGGCCGCAAAGTTACCTATCTGGAGCAGCACTTCCTGATGAAGCTGCTGCTCTCACCTCAGAAGATCAAGATCGGTTCCGCCATCGTGACCCTCAAAAGCTATGCCCGGCTGGGATCATTGGAATCGCCCAGTTCAATCCCGACTCTGAGACGCTGGTGCGAGGACTATATGCGTAACAATCCTGCCGTCTGGACTCAGGCCAGGCAAGGCAGCAAAGCAGTGGCAGAAGAGATCGTCAAGACCATCAAAAGGGACAATGAGCTACTGAAAGTGGGTCAGGTCTGGGTAGCCGATGGTCATACTCTGGCCTTCGATATCATCAATCCCAAGACCGGGAAAGCCCAACGCATGACCATGATCATGGTCTTTGACTGGGCAAGCCGATATCCGGTGGGAGCCACGCTCGCCTTTACCGAGGACAGCCAACACATCCAGATCGCCTTTAGAAACGCCATTCTCAACTGGGGTGGAGTTCCCAAGTACGTCTATCTCGATAACGGCAAGGCCTTCCGATCTAAGCTGTTCAATGAGAAATGGCAGGATCACGACCTTACCAATGACCTGGCCGGTATCTTCCCCAGGCTGGGCATCGAAGTGGCCTTCGCTGAAAGCTATAATGCCAAAGCTAAGATCATCGAACGGTTCTTCAAAACCTTCCAGGAGCAATTCGAACGCTTCATCAGCAGCTTCCGGGGAGCATCAGTGGCCGATAAACCTGCCACGCTGATGCGCAACGAGAAGTGGGCAAAGAAGTTGTATGAAGCCAATCCTCCCACACTGGAGGAGGCCATGCAGATGATCGGGTTCTATATCCGTAAGATGTATGGCGAGACTCCTCACGGTGGACTGGGCGGTAAGACTCCCTGGTCGGTGTATAGTGCAGTCAAGCCTCCATCTGAGCGCAGAATCGAAGCTAAGCGACTTAACTTCCTGATGATGACCGAGAAACGCAAGACCCTGCGGAATAACGGCATCGTCCTCAACAAGCTGATGTACTGGGATACGAAGCTGATGGAACACATCGGTAAGGAAGTCATTATCCGCTACGATATGGCAGATCTGCGCTGGATCGTAGTCTATGACCTGCAAGACAACTTTATCTGCCAAGCCGAGGTTCGCAGATCGCAGAATCCCTTCGTGCATCTCGATAAGAGCAATCCCATCTCCCAAGCCGAGTTGAACAAGGAAACCAGGGAAATCAAACGCTACCACAAGCAGATCGAGAGGCGCACCAAACTCACCGTCCGCAAGAGCTCGGATGTGGTGGAGAACCTGGTAAGGCCACTGTTGATGTCCACTGCGAACCCCACATTCATTCAACCGCCCATGCTGGAAGCTCCCCAGCCGGGTCCTGAGCAGGAGATAGCCAGGCTGGAACAGATAGTCATCCACGAGCAGAACCCAGTGGCACAGGAAGTTCCGGAGCCGCTGGAAGAGATGGCGAAGCTGGAAGCGGAGATTATCCAGGAGCAGACCAGTGATGATAGTGATAACCAGGCTATGCGTCCCCAGTCGGATATCAGCCTGAAAGAGATGTTGAACCGGATCGGAGTAGAGAGGAAATAATCATGGAACAAGGAAAACTCATCCAAACCGTCAATGTGATCAGAGCCCAGCAGTGCATCGACTTCCTGCTCACACGACCCAAGCAGGAGATCGTCGGGTTGGGCATGCTTTATGGCAAGCCGGGACTGGGCAAGACCACCTTCGCCACCAGAACGGCCTTCCGCAATGGTTATACATACCTACGCCTGGAAGCTACATCAACTCCCAAGACCTTCGCCAAAGAACTGCTAAGCAGCTTATACCGTAACTATGGCTATGGCGATTACATCCCGCATGGATCGACCAACACGCTGTTCAAGCAGTGTGTTCAAGTCCTATGTGAACAGCAGGATGCGGTGATCATCATCGATGAGATCGACTATGCCTTCCGCTATTACCAACTACTTGGTTCGATCCGGGACCTGGCTGACGAGACCCTGGCAGTGATCCTTCTGATCGGGATGCAGGAAGCCAAGGATAAACTATCCCGCATCGATTCCCACTACTTTGACCGCTGCAATTACTTTTACGAATTCCAAGATAACACCAAGGAGGATATCATGAAAGTCACCAAGAAAGTGATGACCGATCCGGTCGATAAGACCACCACAGACTTCGTCTGGAACTACAGCAAGGGTAACCTACGGCAGGCCATGAAGGTCATGCATATGCTGGAAACCCGCACTGACAAAGAAACACCCTTATCTGAGCTGGTGCTGAGGGAGGCCTTATGACACAGCAAGATCTGGTACGCCGCTTCATGCTCCAGTTCCGACGTCCCTTCAACCAGAAACTGGTCTGCGAGATGACGGACGCTCCCCTGGAGATCGTCAACGAGGTTATGCACACGATGCTCGCCGAAGGCAACATCAAGCGCATCTGTAAGGATGAAGAGATCTATGTCTATGCCCATCGCTATGACTTCAAGTTGGTTAACACGCATTCGCAGAAGTTGGACTTCAGTAAGATGGAGTGCGGGAGACTGCTTAAGGTTATCGCCAGCCAGAAAATACGCAGCATCCGGCACCTCGCTTCGATCTACGGACGCAGCAGGCAGTGGATCTATCTCTATCTTGAGGCAATGGCTTCGGTTAAGGTAATCGGTATCGATCAAAGCGGATACTGCGTGTTAGACCCCCAGAAAATCCCCATGGTGGGATCGATTGTGATTAAGGGCATCTTGGGCGAACTGCGCAGCAAGGCCGGGATGCCACCCAAGCAAAGAGCGCCTTACCAAACTAAGAAGCGCATGGATCAACGCCTACAGCAAGCACTGTAAGACCAGCCAATCGGGGGCATTCTATGGATCAGGAACTGAGAGAACGAAAACTACGCCAAGAGATACATGGCCTGCGGGTCAAGAAGTTCCACTGGCCGATCGAAGCATTCAAGTTCATCATGAACGGCATGGGCTATGGCGATTCACTCAGAGCCCTATCCGAAGATAAGCTGCTCGAGTTCAAGGCCATCATGCTCAAGTATCGCAGGCATGGCCGACCTCTCGAATACAACTACGATAAGCAGGGTAAGTACATGCATGCCCTGATGAAGCAAGCAGGCTGGACCGAGTCGCAGCTCCGGGCATTCACAATAAGCCACTATTCTAAAAGCCACTGGAACCTGCTCACTAAGAAGGAGCGCAGAGCGGTCATAGCTATGTTCCAGTCCTATATCAAGAAACAAGAGATCAATCTATCACAAAATATACAAACTGATCCTAAGGAGGATTCAAATGAGTAAAGCGAGCAAGCCAGTCAAAGAACGCACCTTAACCGATGCTCAAGGTAGGGAAATCCCTGTGAAGGTGCTGCACACCGAAATAGTGGAAAAGGACGCCGCAGTCAAGAAAGCGATGGACTGCGCCATGAAACTGCAGGAACGGATTCTATCTGACAAACAGAAAATGATCCAGATCATCGAGAACTATCTGAACGACGCTGCTCGCAGGAATGGCCTCGAGTGGAAGGGCAATGCCCTGCTCATTAGCTTCGATGAGAAATACCGCATCGAGATGCGCTTCCGGGAGAAGATTCAGTTCGGCATTGAGCTGCAACTCGCCAAACAGAAGATAGATGAGTGCATCAAAGCCTGGTCAGCCGACTCGAGTGACAATCTTAAGGCTATCATCAATGAAGCCTTCCAAGTAGATAAACGAGGCCAATTGGCACGTTATCGCATCTTCGCTCTCCGCAGATACAAGATTAAGGACCCGGTCTGGAAAGAAGCGATGGAACTGATCGACAAGGCCATCCTGGTCACTTCTACCAAGCAGTACATCTCTTTCGCAGTGAGAGACGAGGCTGGTAACTACAACCGAATCGTGCTGAACTTCAGTGCCCTGTAGATACTGTCTCATGGTAGCCCATCCTGATTTGATCAAAGCAAGGGAGATTGAAACATGGCATCCATAGAAACGACAACAGCAGAGGAGCCAATGAAAGTATTCGACGTCAATCGCAATTACCGACCGGACGAAGTAGCCACCGCTCTCCGAGTGAGTAGGAAAACCGTCTATCGTTGGATTAGAGACATTGCCAACCCTCTGCGAGCATTTCGCACAACTGAAAACGGACAGCTGCGCTGCTCCGGAAAAGACCTTAACCAATATGTCCTCAAGAACCAGGTCAAACCCGAGTATGAGTAACTCCATTGAGTTCCGCATCAAGCGGGATAACTGCAAAGAAGCCTATCTGAACGGCAAAACCGAACCCACTGAGTTGGCGGTGATCTTCGGAGTATCCGATATCACCGTCCGCAAGTGGATCAAGTCAGGTAAGTGGGACGAGATGTTCAAGGAAGAGCGTAAGCTTGACCATGAGATCAACTTGGCTCGCAAGAAGGCTCTCATCCAAGCACTACGTGAGTATGCCAAGAATCCTGCCGATACCGCTCTGCAGAGCCTGGTAAGCCTCATAAAACAGAACCAGAAAGACGCTGAGCCTTCCAAGGAACTGAACGACTACATCGTGCGCTTCCTGGATCAGGTTACCGACTTTATGATTGAGAAAGGGCATGAGACTATGCTGAAGCAGTTTCAGGTTATCGTCTTTGACCTTGCCGAGTACTTGAGGATCAGAAATGGATAGATTTACAACCACGGACATGGTTGCCTCCATACACATCCTGCATACCATCCAACAGCCTACTGATCTAGCGGAGCCGTTGCCTCCGGCTCCGCAGATCCTTCCGGACCCACTACAGCCTCCATCCATACGGCCCGACATGGTCAGTCCTCCGACCTCCGGGTCCCCGACGCCCGTCCCCCTGGGCGTCGGGGGGTTACCCGGTTATGTCTAAGAAGTTCATTCAGCGACATAACAAGGCACTGGCGGAGATCGCATCAAAAACGATCTCCGTCTTGCCTTTTATAGACGATAATCCTGAAGCCAAGACTGAGAGGATCAGGAGAACCACCGGAGAGGGTTGGGATGCCTTCTCGTTCTTCTGCCATACCTATTTCCCGCATATCTTCCCACTACCTTTTTGCCCAGCGCACGAGACTATGTTCGATGAGACTGATAAGGGCTCAGGCATCATCGCCATTACCGGTTTTCGTGGGCTGGGCAAAACGGTTCTCATGGGAGTGGTCTATCCGATCTGGATGATCATCAAAGGTGAGCGCTACGTGATCCATACAGCCGCAGACATAGATTTGGCTCAGGAGCGTACTGCATTCAACCTGCATGAACTGCAGAACAATAAACGGCTCACCATCGATTATCCCGAGCTGCAGCCAGTGGATGCCTTTGATCTGGACTTCTATCTCAAGAATAAAGCCCGAATCAGAGCTCGCTCCATAAAGCAGAGTCATCGAGGTACTATCAATCCCAAGACAGCCAAGCGGCCTGGACTGATCGTGTGCGATGATATCGATAAAGAAGAGAACATGGGTAACCAGACCATCGGTAAGAGACGCATGGAGAAGATATCCCAGGAGCTTGCCGGAGCTCTCTCACCTGATGGAAATGGCAAGATCGTCTGGCTCGGGAACCTGGTACATCCCAATTACTCCATCTGCCAGTTTCAGGAGCTCATATTAGGCGATTTACGGGCAGATAATCCAGAATTAGACGTTACACACCAGATTGCATTAAAGACCCACCAAAAGGCGATATTGCGCTTCTCCCTCGAAGATATGCATGGCAAGTCCATCTGGGAGGAGCAATACCCTACTGCCACTCTGCCAAACCTGCGAGCCAAGTTCGGGCATACCGGTTATCAGAGAGAGATGCTCGGACAGCCGGTTATCGAAGGGAACATATTCAAGAACCACTGGTTCTCCAAGTATAGAACCTTACCAGAACCATCTCAAATGAAGCGAGTCTGGCTCTATGCCGATCCTGCCTGGGGAGAGAAGGGTTGTTACAAAGCTGTTATCTCCATAGGCTATGATGGTAATCGCTTCTACGTTATTCATGTCTGGATACGTCAGACTGAGAACACCAAGTTCTTTAGATACTACTACGATGCCTATCAGGAATTGGATCGTATCTACAGAGTGAAAGCCAGAGCAGCCTGTGAAACTACCTACGGTCAAGCACGTATCCTTGCTGACTTCGATCGGTGGGCTACCGATAACCATCTGCCTCCAATAAGCCACAGAATAAAGCGGATCGATAACAAGGATAACAAGAACCTCCGCATCGAGAGAACTGAGACCATAATCGAGACAGCCAAGGTACTCTTTCCGGAGGGACAGGACACACCAACCCTGATCAGCCAATTCCTCACCTATCCTGATGGCTATATCGATGGCTGTGATGCCCTGGCTGGCTGTCTGGAGAGGTTCTCGGAATACGATATCGGCAGGAACAGAGTCAATGTCCGAAGGTTCAGCTTCTGATGAACTACTATGATAAGCTCATGTTGGAATACTACCGAGTTCTGAACAATGCCTGGAGAACCGAGATTAGAGATGCTACCCGCCTTGCCATCCAGATGCTGAGTGACATGCCCCGAGCTGAGAAGATCAATCAGAACTCCATAGATAAGCTTATGGGCATCATTAATACCCAGTTGGGAGATGACTTCGCAGCACTGGTCAATGAGCCCACCAAGGCGATAATAGACCGCTGTGTGCGGCTCGGACTGAGAGACACCCAAGTGCAAGCCCCAACCAAGACCAGTATCGGGCTCTGGGGTATTGAAGATCAGCATCTATCTTCCACAATCCAGAAGCAGCAGTTGTTCTGGATCGGGAATCACTTTGAAGCAGATATCAGACAGAACTTCGCAGATACACTCACCAAAGCTATTGAGCAAGGCTACACCAAAGAGATGCTTGCCGATACTCTCAAAGATCAGTTCAATGATCTCGCAAACCGTTCATCCAACTACTGGCAGGGGCTGGCAGAGCACACCGCTCTGAGAATACGGGAGTTCGGGAGGCTGCAAGGCTACAAGAAAGCCAAAGCCAAATACTACAAGCTCGTAGTAATCTTGGATGACCGCACCAGTGATATCTGCAGGGCTCTGGCAGCCCAAGATAGGGTCTATCCTCTAAACGATGCACTGGAAGTGATGGATAATCTCATGGCTCTGGATACTAAATCCAGTAGCCTGGACGATGCCCGGGAATACATCAAAGCACTCGCACCTTGGATCAAGGACGATCAGATCGAATACGATTCAGAGATGAATCCCGTAGGTGTCTCCGGAGCACATACTCCTTTCCCACCGTTTCATTGGAAGTGTAGGACAACGACGGTTATCTGGACTGAGTAGAGACTGATATCACGCTTCCCTACTGATATAATATCCTGAACTATCTGTTTCATCTTACCATCTCTCGATCAAATTAAGCTCAAACAAAAAGTGGTTGACCGAATATCCCTTCTGATTGTTCTTGCCCTAATGGAAATATAACAAGATTGGGGTAACGTTTGCTGAAAGATATTCTGGTTACATACCTAAACGATCTGCAGAAGATCATCAACCGGGGAGACGCCCGGGAAGAGTCCTTTTATCACTGTTTGAAGGACATGATCGAGGCTTATGCCAAGCTGAGTAAGATCAGCAAATGCGAAGTGGGTATCTTGCCCAAGACAACCGAAGCCGGAAACCCGGACTTCCGTGTCTGGGATGGCAAAGCCCATATCACTGGCTATATCGAAGCTAAGAAACCAGAGACTTACAACCTTGATACCATCGCAGTAAGCGAACAGCTCAAGCGCTACCTGGCTACCTTTCCCAATCTTATCCTAACCAACTTCTATGAGTTCCGTCTCTATCAGCATGGGATGTTTGTAGATAGTGTAACTATCGCCAGTCCGATCAATGCCACCCAGATGCACATCACTCCTCCAGCTTCGCATGTAGATGAGATATCCACCTTGCTTGACCGCTATTTCAGCTTTTCACTTCCTGCCATCACAGACCCCAAGAGCCTGGCTAATGCACTGGCTAAACGTACCCGCTTCCTACGGGATGAGATCATCACCATTGAACTGGCAGAGGAGGAGATGCAAGGCAAGAAGGTGCTGCTGAACTTCTATGAATCCTTCAAGAAGCTACTGATCAACAACCTGACCATAGAGCAATTTGCCGATCTCTATGCTCAAACCCTCACCTATGGAATCTTTGCGGCTCGCACCCGTAGTGAGGGTGAGTTCAACCGGGAGCTCATTTACAAATACATCCCCGGCACCCTGGGCATCCTGAAAAGTATCTTCAGGTTTATCTCCCTCGAAGAGCCGCCCAAGGCTCTGGCAGTTTTGATCGATGACATAGCGGATATTCTCTTCAATACGGATATCCAAAAGATATTGCACCGTTTCTACACTGAAGGCAAGGGCAGAGACCCCATCGTGCACTTCTATGAGACCTTCTTAAGCGAATACGATCCCAAACTCAGGGAGAAACGGGGTGTCTATTATACACCAGAGCCTGTGGTGCGATATATTGTGCGCAGCATTCACAGCCTCTTGAAAAGCCACTTTGCTTTGGGCGATGGACTGGCTTCAGATGATGTCACCATTCTTGATCCTGCTGCCGGTACCCTCACCTTTCCAGCGGAAGCTATCAAAGTGGCTATAGAAGAGCACAAAGGCAAATACGGCAGCGGTAGCATCCACAACCTGATCAAACACCACATCCTGCCCCACTTCTATGCCATAGAACTCATGATGGCACCCTACACAGTGGGACATCTCAAGATTAGCTATCTCTTGGCAGAACATGGCTACGAACTAAGCGAGGATGAACGCTTCAAGCTCTATCTCTCCAACACTCTGGAACCGGACATACCCCTGCAAACCGAACTGCCTATATCCCACGACATAAGTGAAGAATGCGCTCTGGCCAACAAGGTAAAACATCAAGACCCGATTCTGGTGATCATGGGTAATCCGCCGTATAGCTACAGAAGCGAGAATACTAATAACTGGACTGAAGAGCTCCTAAAAAATGATAAAGGTGGTGCACAAAGCTATTTTTCATTGGATGGAAACCCACTTGGAGAGAAAAATCCGAAAGCACTTCAGGACGATTATGTGAAGTTCCTGCGCTTTGCTCAATGGAAGATACACAAAGCGGGCAAGGGCATCGTAGGCATGATCACCAATCATGGCTATCTGGATAATCCCACCTTCAGAGGTATGCGCCAAAGCCTGATGAATACCTTTGATGAAATCTATGTGCTCGATCTGCATGGCAATACCAAGAAGAAAGAGACCAGTCCTGATGGCAGCAAAGATGAGAATGTCTTTGATATCCAGCAGGGAACGGCCATCATCCTGATGGTGAAGGGCACAGACACGAATGAGAAAAAGGTCAGCCACCACGAGTTATTCGGACTTCGTCAGATCAAGTATGAATGGCTGGATAACAACCAGTTCCAAGCCAAGACTTATAAGGAACTAAGCCCTACTTCGCCATTCTATCTCTTTCATCCTGAAGCTACAGGCAACGAGCATTATCTACAATGGAAAAGCCTGCCGGAGATATTCCCTATCAACAGTGTGGGAATCGTCTCTGCCAGAGACGGACTCACAATCCACGATACTCCCGACCAAGTACGCAAGACCATTAACCACTTCGTTACTTTGGATACAGAGACTGCAAGAATGGCATATCAACTTGGAAAAGATACACAAGATTGGAAAGTTGGATTAGCTCAAAAAGACCTCAATGATAGCGGTCTTGATGATAGCAAAATTGTTCCCATTCTCTACCGTCCTTTTGATATCCGCTACACTTTCTATACAGGTGTAAACAATGGATTCCACTGTAGGCCGAGACATGAAGTTATGAAGCACATGATTCAGAGAAATGAAGCGTTTGTATGCTCAAAACGAGTTGAAGGTTCTCATGCCTGGAACCACATTTTTCTAACTAATTGTATTACAACTAACCATAGCGTTTCAATCAAGGAAGCTAACTATACAACTCCCTTCTTTGTCTACCCAGACGAACATAAAGACGACATCTTTGCCACCACTGAACGCCAATACAATATCGTACCAGAGCTTCTGGATAAGCTCAGCAACCAATGGCCACAGTTTCAGCTGGAGCAGCTATTCTATTATGTCTATGCGATCCTGCACAGCAATCAATACCGCCAACGTTTTGCGCAATATCTCAGGATGGATTTTCCCCGCATACCCATCACAAAGGATTATGAGTTCTTCAGTAAGTTGGCAAAACTTGGCAAAGAGCTTGCCGACATCCATTTACTCAAGAGTCCAAGGTTAAGCCCTCCCTTAGCACGGTACCAGGGTAGTGGGGCTAACGACATGGTTGAGTTTATCCAATACTATGAGGACAAGAGTATCGTGCAGATCAACCCTGATAAGCACTTTGAGGGCATCACCCCGGAGTTGTGGAACTATCACATTGGCGGCTATCAGGTGCTGCATAAATACCTCAAAGACCGCAAAGGCAAGAGCCTTGCCGATCCTATCTATTATTGCCGGATAGTAGCTGCTCTGAAGATGACAATCGATACTCAAGCCAGCATTGATGCAGAGATAGTTTGTTTACTTGATCACTAAGTAGCTGCGGAATATCAAGTATGGGAGACCAATGATTAGGGATGACAAAACTAAACACTTGAGAGATGAACTCCTTCTGATTATCATGGTGTACACAGTTAATGTCGGACCCGGGATCAGGTTCGATCGCCTGTATCGTCCTTTCAACTACGGCTTTGGTACCATATCCGACTTGTTGAAGAGCCTAGTATCTGATGGATTGGTTGCAGTGAGTTTTGATTTGCCTGATCAACCACATGGATATCCTGATGAGTTTCTACCAAACGAGGAACAGATAAAGAAGCTACATCTCTGCTTCGATCAAAGTACCTATATTTTTCTCACACTTGAAGGGCGAGAACACGGAGTCAGAATTATTCAAAAAATGAAGGAAACCGGTGAGTCATAAAAACTATAAGAAAAGCCCGGGTTGCCCCGGGCTTCATTCTATGGAATGCTGATCCTATTTCAATAACATCGCCTTCCTTATACTTGTTTTTCCCGCAGCCTCAAGGCGTATAAAGTAGACTCCGGATGCTACACTACGATTGCCATCATCACGACCATCCCAAACAACTCGATGTTGTCCTCTCTCAATATCTCCATCAACCAAGATTCTTACTTTCTGACCTCTGATGTTGAAGATACTCAGTTTGACACGTCCAGGTTGAGGTATGCTATACTCTATAGTTGTTGAGGGATTGAAAGGATTTGGATAATTGTTATAGAGTGTTGGTTTCAAAGGTACCACATGCTCTTGAGTAGCATTTGGATTTCGAAGGTTTTCTAACATCCTTCTAACATTCATTATCTGATCTTTTGTTGTTGGTGGCATTAGAAATGCGTATTTTGTTCTAAGATTACCTCCGCTTTCCAACCATGTGAATCCCATATCAATCAATGCGAAACACGAGTCTGTTATTGCAGGACTTGAATCTAAGATATCAGTATAGTGATCAAGTGCATCCTGATAACTACCGACTAATCTGCTACAGAGTGCCTTGGTATTAAGAAGTTCTTTACTAAAGGCATCAGCATCCGGATAAGAGGTGATTTTATCGTCAAGCCACCCAATATAACTTGGCACTTGGTTGATTCTAGAGTGACAAACAGTATTGCCTTTTAGGGCTAGAAAGTCATCAGAATTAGTCAAAGAATCGTTAAGCACTTGATAGTAGTACTGGATTGCCATATCCCACTCGTGGTTCATTCTTGCATTTTCGGCCAGGAAGAGCGGTTCATCTGAATAGTGCTTTCCTGCATTGCCATTGGGAATTGTTAGCCAATTACCATATTCTATATCGTTGTAATCACTAAATGTGTTCCTAATTGAGTTTTCATCGGAAAAACCCCACCAATTCTCCTGGGCTTTTATGCCGTTCGCATTATCTGTTTTAATATTGTAGATCTCGTTTTCGAAGAAATTGTTAAGCCCTTCGTCTAAATATGGCAATGATTGAAGGGCATACAAACCGTAGTCATTGGCAGTGACAATATTCTCCCCAGTATCATTCCATGCAAGGTAAGGAACAGCTCCATGATATGAAGCTATGCCGAGAGGAGAAGCAAGAATTCTATCATGACCGAAATCGACTAAAGCATTATATGCAACAACTGAAACTTCATTATTTTGAATTGTGCTATTGGTTAGGTTGAAATACCCATTTTCATACATTTCCAAGCCAATCTCTGCATTAGAGAGATAGGTGTCTTTGAGAACGAGAGAGGAATTATTACCTGAAGAAACACCTAACCAATGATCAAGAACTTTTGTTGGGCATAAACCTTTTACTACAATGGGGTGTAATTCCTCCCCATGAAAATCAAGAGAACCCCCATTTTTTATTATAGTATTATTTCTAATACGAAGTTCAACTCCAGAGTTTACTTTAACTTCTACTCCAGAATCAATATCTGTATCTTGGTTTAAGATTGCATCCTGCCAAATGGTAGTATCTACAGATATAAGGCTAGGAATATGGGTTAAGTACTGAGCACTATTTCGTTCATTGTTTTGAAACTGTGTCCATTCGTCAGATTCATCGATGTTGTTACTCTTCAAAGGTATCCTGTAAAGAGCAACCCCCAGAGAGTCTTCATGTCCAACCAACACGTACAAATCTCTAACCCCATTGCTAACTGCAGTTCCAATAGCAAGAGACTTGATATTAGCGAAATAATTCATTGAAAAACTCTGGATTGGGTTTTCGTTTGTTTGATATGCTGAAAGTTGGTTACTCTTAGAGACTATTACATCCTGTGTACCGTTGGCACCGATATCAGCTATCAAAGCCGGTCTACGGTTTAGATGATAGTATCCTCCATTTATCGGGCAATAATCGTTAGTCAGATGTTTAATCCTGTAACCTGATTCGATATCAATAACTTCCTCTGAAGCAGTTGTTAATAGTTCCAATCCAAAATTGTCGGGGTAGAAATCACCTGCAATGATCTTGCCAGGATCGATATCTGTCGGTGCAGTTTGATTGGCGGGTGTTTTGCTATCGTCTACATGATACCATACTGTGTCAGCATCTGCGTCTGAATTGGAAAAGTCAAAGCAGTATGTAGCATAGCTAGTATATCTAGGAATCCCTGGTTCAAATTGCATGGCAATCCCAAAGAAAAGCCGATTGTGATAGACTGGATCTTCGGGAGCAGTATATTGAGGTTTCATTAAGAGGAGATTTGTGGACCTTAGCTTATTGATTGAATTGATTCCAGGATCAATCTCCCAGCTCGAACCACCATCAATCTGGAATCCTCCCTTTGCTGCACCAGAAATCCTGCGTTTTTCAATGCCCACCCAGTTTCCGTTGTTCTTTTTTATGGCCATAAACTCTCGGTCCAAATTGTGGTCAACATTTCCTACTGCGAGTTCTGATAGAAACTGCTCTCCAGCATTCAATTGAAAAACTCGGTCATCGAAATCCGTGCCAGGGTATTCATATTGAAGTCGCATGACATAGAACCCTCGATTACTATCATGATCGTTGCCATTGGCTATGATATCCATTTGACCGTTTACAGTCAGATCTTCTACAACAACCGATTTCATCCTTCCAGAAATATTAAATGTGTGAGGAAAGTAGTTAACGTTCATTAATGCTGAATCAAAAGCATATACAGTCACATTGTTTGTTATAAATACAACTTCCTTATCACCTCCATATACAAGATCACCAAAGGCTGGCTTTGCCTCAACTGAGTCATCAACTACAGTCATATATAGCTGAGAATTTCTGTACAAACAAGCAAAGTATTGAAACCCCCCAATACTCGGTCTCTTCAGACCGAAGGCTAATTCGTCAACTCCATCATTATCCATATCAAAAACAGCAAGTTCCGACGTGACTCGATCTGTTTCTGAGGCAAACATTGAATTAAGATTGGGATAGCAAGGCAATTCAAAATATAATGTTTCTTCGATGTTTTCGTAACTAAGTTGTAAAGCAAACTTGATGTTTCTCGGATAAGGGGACGAGTCGGATATTACGAAACCACTACTGACACCTGTATCCAGGTGATCCATGCTATCCCAAATGCCTTCATTCCAATCTATCGTGATATAAGGATCGTCAGTCGTAAGTATACCAACCACATCTTCGGAACCATCCATCCACCAGTTTTTTAGTGTTATATTAAGATCGACCTCATTCTCACCTGTAGTGAGGATTCCGTCATTGCCATCTGCAACAGAGACGGCGTTAAGCCTATATGTTGGATGATGATCTTCAGTAAGGGCTCGGTAAACGTTTAAACGACCTGTACCCAAGGATGTCATATATATTGGATTGGAGTTCATCTGGGTCATGTCATCTGCTGTACCCTGAAGCCTTTGGATTATTTGATCTCTGGTTATGCCCGGGAACCGATCTTTCAGTAGGGCTACTGCACCGCTAACCATCGGTGCAGCCATTGATGTGCCAGTAGTATACTCATAACTACAGTCCCAAGGAATGGGTACGTAGAGCGGGTTATGGTTAATGAACCCGTCGTCTTGTGGAGTAGTAGAGATAATCCCTGTAGTCTCTCCGACATTTCCTATACCACCCGGAGCGCAGATACTAACAGATCCAAAGTTGGAGTAGGTAGCTTTTGCATCGGTAGGTCCGGTTGCACCAACTGAGATAACTCCGGGAATACTGGCTGGAAAGAAATGTGAATATGCACCGTCATTCCCGGCTCCGGCTACAAAAACCACTGATGGATTCAGTCCCATGATAAACTGAATCAAGTTTCTCAGGGTATGACTGACATCTTCATCCATGCCCCAACTCATGTTTAACACTTCTGCACCATTGGCTATCGCCCATTGGATTCCCATTACTGCCGTTAGTGTAGATGGTATGGACTGGCTGATTTTAACTGGCATTATCGTACAGCCGGGAGTGACTGACCCCCAGCCTCCAGCCACACCTGCCACGCCGATTGAATTGTTGGTAGATGCTCCAATTATTCCTGCAACGTGTGTTCCATGCCCCAAACCGTCTTGAGGAATATTGATGTTTTCATTTTGGTGTCCTAAATCTCCTAACACGTTGTAGCCGTGAACACCATTACCATCATCCCAAAGGTTATTGATTAAATCCGGGTGAATCCCAAATGGAGTTACACCTAGATCTATACCTGAATCTAGCACAGCCACTATCACGCTATCTCCATAGGCTAATTGGCCTGCCCACACCTGATTCATGCCGATCTTCTCTAAGCCCCATGATGTGGAAGCGTAAGTATCATTGGTGTTTATCCCCAATAGCTCCATTTCATGGTTCGGCTCTGCGTACTCAATGTATGATTCTTTCTCCAGATCATCAATCAGGTCTTCGATGTCGAAAGACTTATCAAATTCTGCGATGTAGTAATATCCTTCAAATTCGCCGGAAGAAATCGTGTATAGAGTGTCTATGGTGGAAATAAAATATTCATCGGCTATGTCGTTAAACCATATTTGATCGGTTACCACTACTCCCGAGTTGTATCCTGTTACCGTGATCAGAACATCACTTTGAAACAAGACGTTACCTTCCACAAAACTAGCCACCAAGCTACTGACAAATAGTATCAGAGCCATCAGAGCTAATAGTCTTTTCATGTTTTCCTCCTATGTTTTGGTTACTATTTGAGAATTGTTATTCTCCTAATCTCTTTCTTGAGTCCAGATTCAACTTTTAAAAAATAGATACCTGATGGACAGTCCGGAAGTTGAAGATGCACTGGATCGGAATTGAAGCTCAGCTTATCGTAAACATGGACAAGCCTACCCTTAAGGTCATATAAGTATATGCTTGCAGCGATATTGTACTTATCCTCAAGTTCAATACTGAGAACTTCACGCACAGGCAAGGGATACAATCGTTTAATCACGTTTGATACAGGTGGAGATACGTCATCAGAATTTGATACATCTTTTTGGTATGTAACAATCAGTTTTGGAGGAGAAATTGGACCTCTGGAATATTGAGCTAAATCTACTTGATACCCAGACACATCATAGCCAGTCGAGAAATGTAGCCTGTATTGAGAGTATGTCCTTGACTGTTGAACATCATCAACATAACTGTTAGTAACGTCCGTCGTAACCCATCCTATGTATGCGCTATCTTGTAACACTGCTACATTTGGGGATAGAGCATTTTGTCCAAACACAACAGGTAGGATTGAGTCAAAATGAATATGATCTATCATAACTTGATATGGACTTGAATAATAATAAGGCCACATCCAATCTTCGCTATTATTCAGATACCATTCGCAATATTGGCTGATCTCAGCGCTATGAATATTATATCCCAAGGGGACAGAACATGTCGGGAATGTCACTACTGACCTAGCTTCCACAATACCAGGGTTGCCAAAAGCATTTCTACCATATCTGATTTCTAAGGATGTGTAGTTTGGAAAATACATGTAGGTATCTGTCTGCATATTGTGAAATATTGAATTTGTAAGAGATAACTCAGCGTACAAAGTATCTACGAGGACTGTACCCTCACTTTGAATTGCATTAGCAATTCCAATCATGCCTAAAAATATAACCATCAGAGCAACTTTAGCTTTCATAAAAAACCTCTTCGCAAATGCGAGCGTTTCACGATAACACCATTTACATAATCTTGTGAAAGCACCTTCCAAATCTGATAAAGATCAATGTGCAATCACAATCTACTAACCTGATTGAATGATTTTTGATTGCTTCTTTTATGTCAAGAACAATTTTTGTCTCATGCTAGCCCATCCTGATTTGTCAGCATACAGGGTAGTGCTTTCCTGGCTCCGGATCGATGATCACATCTGGTACAAGGAGATAGCATGACCGAAGCGTTGATGAACCGAATCAAAGCTCAGTTAGTCAGACATGAGGGTCTGAGACTGAAACCCTACCGTTGTACCGCAGGTAAACTAACCATCGGTATCGGCCGCAATCTCGATGATCGGGGTATATCCCAGAAAGAGGCTTATGCCATGCTGGAAAGGGATATCCAAGACTGCGAGCAAGGGCTGATCGATGAGATCCCCGATGTTTACAATAAGCTCGATGAGGTTCGCCAGTCGGTGCTGCTGAACATGTGCTTTAATCTGGGTATCAAGGGACTCTTAGGCTTCAACAACACCTTGGCTTTTATCGGTGCTGGAGACTGGGAGCGAGCAGCCAATGGCATGTTAGCCTCCAAGTGGGCGAAGCAGGTGGGAATGAGAGCAATTGAGCTTTCCGAGATGATGAGGAAGGGCCAGTGATCCCTATTCCGGTCGAGACCGATGCTATGCTCGCCATCCTCAATCTGCCCAAAGAGATGTCCAACAATGGCATCTTCAAAGAGCATCAAGGCCTGGTAATGGAGATGATCCACTCATTGGTTCTGCAGGAACACTATGATCGGGCAACTCAAGATGACCTGCCGGAAGAGGAGCCTTTTCTGATTTCTTTTCGTTTTGGGTTCTCTTTCCTGATGCTGCACTCTACTGCCGAGTTTCTCAATTTGAAGACCCTTGGCGAGGGAATAGTCAAGACTGTAGGTTTAGACCAGTCTGCCACCGAACTACTCACAGGGAGCGAAATTGACGCCTTCAAAGCCAATCTTGAGCTAAGAGCACTGACCATACTGCAGGCCTATCTTAATCCTGCCGGACTGGATCGCCTGAACGAACTCAAGCCCAGACAGCCTCGACCTATCCGGGTAGGAGTTATCTGATGCCTGATCGTGATCTTACTTCTCCTGATGATCTGATGATCGAGATCTACCAAGCTATCTATGCCGCTCTGGAGAGCCGGCTGCATCTGATTGGTTCGGTGATCGATGCCGAGTCCCGTAAGGAGATACTGGCACAGCAGATCTTTGACAAGGGCGACTTTTACGGCAATACCGGTTATCTGCTCCAGACCACAGATACTGCCATGATCTTGAGAGTAGGCTCGAACGTACGTCACGAGCCTTTCGTTTTGGGCGGCAAAGTGCCTTCCTGGACTCCGATCGCTCCACTTATAGCTTGGGTCGAACGCAAGCATCTGTCTTGGACTGATAAAGAGACAGGTAAAGCGCTGACCGTTGCCGAGATCGCCTATCTCATTAGGGGCAAGATCAAACGGGAAGGCATCGCCGCCCGTAATGTGTTCGCTTCTGTGATTGCCAACCGGGAGCAGTGGATCTATCAGCAATTGAATGATATCGAGGTGAGCCTGTGACCGCTCTTGAGAAGTACCAAGCCGAACGCAGCCGCATCTCCGAAGCTTTGAAACTGGCGGGTGTTGCCGAGACTCTCTACAACAAGGACAACATCCCCAAGAACCTACCTTGCGCCATCCTGATCCTCGATTCCGAGACAGGTAAGAACGGCACTTCCCGGCAGTATGTGGACACCGATATCGCCTGGACTGTCTTCCTGATCGTCAATGCCCAGAATGTATCCGATCCGGACTCAGAGCTTTACTCGCTAAAAGAGAAATTCAGGGGTATCTACCTGAAACTCATGAACAGAGACCTGCCCAGTATCGAATACTATTCCAGCCGGATAGACGGCACAAGACTGGTCAGGATCGCCAAAATCGACCTGCTGAAAAGTGGCAGGGGAGCTGGCTCTTGAGAGTAATGCGTATCGGTGCCTATAACCTGGCGATCAGTTCAGCTGCCGATCTCTTAGAGACCAAATATAAGCCTGAGCCGATTGACCTGTCCAAACTGAACAGAGTCGGCAAGCAATTGATCTCCAAGGCAGCAGAGACTAAGAAAGTGGTGTCTCAGCCCTACTCGATGAGCAATCTGCTCAATCTCCTGGATACCGATGAGTACCACTCCGGCTGTATCGATGCCCTCACGATGGCAACTGTAATGCAGTTCGACTGCAAGAACAGCCAGGTCAAGGCCTGGATGGAAGCTGCGGAGTTTCCCGCCTGTGAAGACCAGACCACCATCCTGGCTGAGCTGATGAAGTTCTATCTCGCTTGTGGGAATGGCTTCCTGATCAAGATGCGTAACGCTCAGGGTCAGTGGATGGGTCTGGAGAGGATGCTGCCCAGTGAAGTGCAGATTGTGGAGAACTATGACGAGTTCGGCTTCTTTCGACCAAACTACATCCAGGTGAAGAATAACCAGAAGAAGGACTTCGCCTACGAGGACATCATCCATGTGAAGAAGTCAACACATAGATCAAATGCCTGGGGCCTGGCTTGCCTGCCCATAGCTATCAACATCGAGATCTTGGGGGAGATCAAGACCTTCGACTACAACAACTTCAAGAACGGCCTGATGATCGACTACTTCGTGATCGTGGAAGGTGGTACTCTCAGAGATGGAACCGTAACTGATGAGCAGGGTAATGAAGTGCTGACCGATGCCTATACCGAGATTGAGAAGGCACTTACCGAAGTGAAAGGCAATGCCAAGAGCCACTCCACAGTCTTGATTGAGAGTGAAAGCCGGGACGTGAAGATACGCCTTGAACCACTCAGACAGCAAGACCGGGAAGGTGGCTTCTTAGGGCTCAAGAAAGACCTACGGGAAGGCATCCTCGCTTATCACAGAGTGCCTGCCAGGATTGTCTCACAGCTTATCCCAGGGCAGCTTGGTGGCGATAACAGTAGCGATATGCGGATGTTCTACCAGTTCGTGGTCAGACCGCTGCAGAACCGCCTGGCCTTGGCTCTGGCAAACGAGTTCAACTTCGACTTCGGATGGAGTGTAAAACCGGAGGACTTCAACTTTGGTAACCTGACCGAGGTGCTGCAGACCGCTGATGAACAGCTCTTCATGCAAAACAGGAACCTGTAGGCTTCGGAGCGCAATAACTATGCACAACTACACAACTGACAATCAACAACAAGGAGGTAGCGTGAATCGTAAACGCACCATTCTCAAGGGAGAACTTCGCAACGTGGAAGTAGAGTTAGTCTCGCTTCTGTTCGATGAGATGACTCCCGCCAATCAGAAGGGCTTTGTGGTCAAGAATGCCTCAGGCAGAAGCTTTGAACACAAGATCAACTCCACCAAGTTCAAGAGTGAAACGAGTGGCACTCAGGGACGGCTTTACGTCACTCTAATGGAGCCCAATATCCACGATTCCCAGGGTGATTATTACACCCGGGAAGAGATTCAGAAGGCCTGCGACCACTTCGCCAAGCATGGCCTGGTCGGCAAGTGTGACGTCAATCATGACATGCAGCCGGTGCCTGAGTTCACCGTAGTGGAGAACTACATCCTCAAGACAAGTGACAGAGAGCATTTTCCCGATGCTAAAGTCGGCTCCTGGGTGCAAGTCCTCAAGTGTGAAGATCTCAACTCTGATCTCTGGCAGAAGGTCGAGAAAGGCGAGTTCAATGGAGTCTCCATCTACGGACGAGCCGATGACTACCGCAGTGCGGAAGCCAGCCTTGCCGAGATCAAGAACGAGTTGAATTCGCTTCGTAAAGTCGCGGAGCATAACAACAACTCCGATCTGCAGAAGGGCATCACAGCCATCACTGAGAAGATCAGTGAACTGGAGAAAGGTAACCCCAACCTCCAGCTTGGCGATGCAATCCACAGCATCGAGAAGAGTCTCAAAGACCTCTCCGTAACCATGAGCAGAGCCATCTCCAAGTCCATCCCCGGTGAACCAGATGCTAACCAGCCCAATGTAGACAAAGAGGTGACCATCGATGGCAACAAGATATTGGTCAAGGCCAGCCATCGTGAGATCTACAAAGGCATCTCCGACGTGGACTCCGGTAAGGCCATGAACATCCTGAGTGCCAATACCACTTCACTCTTCATTGACGAAGTGATTGGCAGTCAGCCTGGAGATACCCTCTCGGATATCTCGGTTCTGCCGCTTCTCAAGGACGAGAAGATCGACGTCGGCCTGATCGATGATCTGGTATTCAAGAACTCCCTAGATGGTGCACTGACGGCTCAGAACGTATCAACTGCCGATCTCTCCGTTCCCACCGGGATACTCAATGCTGAGTTCACCTTAGGTAGGGATGTGGTCGAGTTCTACAAGGACAAGTATGGCGAAGATGCCTTTGGAGCCTATGTGGAGAACCACATCGCCAAGAAGACTGAGAAAGCCATCCGCTTGCTCCTCTTCAAGGGTGATCGAGCCTCCGCCACTGCCAAGATCAAGGCTCTGGATGGAGTGATCAAACTCGCAACCACCGCCACCGACGTCACCAACCTCTCCAAGACCACCTACAATGACTGGGCGAAGCGCTTTGAAGCCGCTCTCCTGGCATTCTCCGATGAGATGTTAGAAGAGCAGGAGAACTTCAAGTTCTACGTGGCTCACAAGGATCTGATCCGCATCCGGGCCGAACTCGCCAAGCGTGAGACCGGAGCCGGAGATCGCTTGCTGCTCGAAGGCGGCAACGTATCCTTTGCGGGTATCCCCGTAAAGCCCCGTCTCATGGATGCCGATTACATCATCGGCGGACTGCCCAAGTTCATTATCGTCGGCTATCGTACCGATGCCGAACTCAAAGTAGAACACCACGGAAGCGATTGGAAGTACCACTGGTACATCCGTATCCGTCCTGGGATCACCTACATCTCCGGCTTCGTGAAAGTGTTCAAACTCACAACCTAA